CTGCTCGTCCTTCTTGGTCTGCTCGGCGGCGAGGGCCGTGCCCGTGGCTTGGCGCTGGGCCAGTTCCGTAGGCTCTACCGTGCCGACAGGGGCCATCCGAACACCCGGCGCTGCCGCCACAGCAACACGCACAGCAGTATCGGCAAGAGCAGACTTGGCATCTGCTGCGCTGACAGGAGCGGTGCCTGCCATCCACTGCTCGGTGCTGATTCCTGTAGGGTTCCGCTTGCTTGCAGGTACTCCCGGAGGTTGCCCTAGTGCAGCATCACCTGCCACACCGGCGTAGCCCTTCACCTTGGTCAGGTAGTCCTTGGTTACAGGCCCCCAGTTCTTCTTGTTCCATCCACCATGATAGGCGTTCACGGCGTCGTCGGCGTTGCCGTACCGGGCCATGTTCTCCTTCATGATTTCAGCGTAGCCTGCCAGCGACTCCGTGAAGTCGAAGCGGTCGAGCTTCTTGCCCAGCCGCTGCTCGATCTTGGCGTGNGTNCCGTCAAGGACTTGGAAGTGTCCCTTGGCTGTGCCCCATTGTGTCTTGGGGCCGATCATCGTGGGGTGCTGGCCTTGGTTGCTTTCTTGCTTCCATTGGCCGGACACGTAGCCCACGGGCACGCCAGCGTATTCCGCTGCTGCCTTGAGTTGTTCCTCTTGCGTCATGCCCTTGAGGGCTGCAATGTCCAGCATGTGTGGTTCCTTTACTTGGTGCGGGGGAATGTGATTTCCGGCCCGAATTGATAAGTGCTCCGGTCAGAGAGCTTGTCGGCTAGCGACTTGCCGCGCCGTGTCTGTGCTTCCTTGACCTTAGCTTCCGTTTCCGCAGAGCGTCGAGGGCTCCGGTAGCCACCCACGTAAGCGCCGCCGTAGGTGTTGTTAGGCCCTGCGTCGAGAGCCTTTGCTTTAGCTGGGTCAGCCAGCATGTCTTGGATGTGCTGCGAGAGTTCCTTGCCAGTGAACACCGTTTCGGGTAGCCACTGGTTACCGGCGTAGGCAGAGAACACGAAGGTGGGGTCACCGTCCGCATTGTCAGGCCCGCGCTGGATGAACACGTCGTCCACCGAGCGATCCGTCATGTCACGCAGGCGGCGCTCCATGAAGCTGTTGAGCCCGTTAGCGATCATCGTCTTGGTGAACGGTGTGCCGCTAGCCGGGAATGCCAGCTTGCTCTCCAGCGAGGGGCGGCCCCGGCCATTCACCCAAGCGTAGCTGCCGTACATTTCCAAGCCCTGCTGCTGGGCCAGCGCAATCGCAGCCTTCTGCGGATTGGCCTTGTCCAGTGCCTTGGCGGCATCCCAGTTACCCTGGGCCAGAGCGCGCACAACCTGAGAACTCGTAGCGGTGAACGGCTTAGGGGCACCGAAGTACGCCATTTCGTTACCCGCAAGCGAGGCACCCTCGTTGCCCCAAAACTTGTTGCCCCGTAGTTCCTCGTCCTCAAAGTTCTTCCACGCCTTGTCCTCGTCCTTGCTGAACGTATGCCCAGGGTTGACGATAGCCTGTCGGCTGAGGGCGAATGCACGCTCCCCGCCATCGGCAATGGACTGCCCGCCCAGCGCGTCATGGAACGCAGCGTACCGCTTAATGTCCTTGGGGCTCATGTAAGCGGCCATCGCATGGTTGGGGCCACTGTCCGATGGGTGCTGCTCCAGCAGTTGCTGGTAAAGCTCGTAGCCGTAGATGAAGTTCGCATCCTTGGCGTCTTGGGCTCGGCCAATGCGCTCGGTAATGTCGTCCTTGATCGAAGCAACGTACCCGCCATCGTAGCTGGTCTTAATCAGCCATGCGGCCTGGGCCTTGGGATCACCTTGCAGGTTCAGCCACTGGCGGCGGGCAGCGTCAGCGACAACGCTCTCCTTGCCGCCTGCTGCCTTGACCGCATCCACGGCCTTGTTGTAGGTCATGGTAGCCAGGGCCTGATCGGCCAGCAGCATCTGGTCTTGCGGTGCCTGCGCTGCGGCCACAGCCTTGCCTACTTCCCGCTGGTACGCGAGGTAAGCCTGCCGTGCCGTGAGCACAGTGCTGCCCTGCAACGCCCGGTGGACTACAGGCTCGTCGTTACCCGTGCGCTTGGCGTAGTCCTCGTTGATGGCATTGAAAGCGTCTAGCACTTCCTTGCCCGAGGCGAACTCATTGTTCGCAGCCTTGGCCTGAATGGTAACGATCTGCTCGGTGTAGCTGTCGATGGCGTCACGCGCTGCCTGCCTCTTGAACGTGGTCACCTGCCGCTCAAGTTGCAAGCGCTTGTCTGGAGGCAGGGCCTTCGCCACGCCAGCCTGCATAGCGACACTTAGGGCGTGAAACTGCCCCGCCTCGGCCAGCGATGCCAGCGAGGTCTGGATGAATTGCTTGTGGCTTTCCGGGTCAACCCCGTTAGGCAGGATGAACCCTTGCAGGAAGTTAGCCTGCCGCAGTTGCTTGTCGTCCTCGGAGGCCATCGGGTCTTGGGACACGATCTGCAACGAGGTGGCATTCTGCTGGGCAGCGTCAAAGCGCTGGTTGTAAGCCTGCTCCTGCTGCGCCTTGTAGAACTCGCGGGTATGCGCTTGGATCAGGTTAGGCAGCACCTTGGTGAGGCGCAGACCCAACTGGGCATCCGTCTTAGCGTCCCCTGTCTCGAACTCCTTGCTCATCTTCTGGATGATCGCAGGCAGTTCGTCGGGGCTGGTGTTGCGCAGTGTTGGCATAGCCTGCTGCACAGCCGCGTCAAACTTGGCAGCTTGGGCGTCGAGGCTGTACTGCCGTGCGCCCTCCACTGCGGAGCTAGGCCCGAAGATTTTGCTGTACCACGGCTGTGTGTTCACGATTTCCGTGAGCGCTTCGCCAGTCGAGGCCCGCTGCACGCCTTCCAGAAACTTGCGCTCTGCGACCTCAGCGGCCACAGGCTTGAGCAGTGTCTCTGCGAAGCCGAAGATTGCAGCGGCGGTCTTGTCACCGCCCTCGTTGTATTGGGTCAAGCCGCCGACCGAGGCTGCGGTCTGGTAGCCTGCCTTAGCCATCACGGCATTGCTGCCCTGTGCTTGCGGTGTTGCGGGCGGGGCAAAGGTGAACGTGCCGGGGCCGCGCTCCTCAGAGCCTTGGCCCTTCTCGCTGTATCCATTCCAGGCCATAAGCCCTCCTTAAAGAAGTGTTGAAGAATTCGTAGCCCAAAAGCCCTGCGTGGGTGCGGACAAGCCAATGTCACCACCGGGCAGGGTTAGCCCTGTGCCCGATGATCCCATGGACTTAGAGCCGAAACCGTCGAGCAGGTTTGCACCTAAGCTCATCAAGTCCTTACTTCCGCCGATGGCTGCTGCCCAGTTGAATCCGCCTTGCACCGTGGGGATAGCAGCAGCCGATGACTGGTTGCCACTAATCACGGTCATGTCCTGTTGCAGCCAGCCAGCGGGGATAATCCCGGCCAACGTCTGCACAGCATCATAGTCGGCCTGCGCCTGTGCGTCTGCGGTGAGTTGATTCTTGAGGGCATCACGCAGGGCCATCGTATTCTCGATAACCTCAACGCTGCCACCGCCAACGCCCTTGCTTGCCACGTTCGCAGAGTAAGCGCCTGCCGCCTCGGCCTGCGCGATCTGCTGCATTACGTTACTCGTCTGCGTTGCTGCACGATTCCGGTTGAGGTTTGTCGCCGCAGCAGCGAAGGTCTTGTCAGCCGACCGCATTACACGGTCGTTGTTGATCTTCTGGATAGCGCGGGCCAGCTCAGAACCGCTGTTCAGTTCCTCTTGCTTGGCCTTGCTCTGCTTGGTCTGTTCCTCAGCCATCTTCATGCTAGCCTTGGCTTGGATGCGGGCGGTCTGTGCGCCGCCGATCAATCCGATTGCCGCCATGGATGCTTGAAAGATTGCCATACGTTCTCCTTATACGAAGCGGTGATTCAGGAACCACTGCCCCGTCCATGTTACGCGGGTGATGCTCAGTGGCATCCAACCCCGCGAGCTGATCTTGCATACATAGTCCTTTGATTCTCGGCCCACAAAGACCGGGGTGCTGCCTGTTGTGATCGGGATGACACCCACCATGTTGGCTGCTTGGCCCAGCACGCGCCCGTTAAAGCGTAGCGCTGTCACCTTGCCATAGGCGGTATCTGTAACCGACCAGTCGAAGCTGTTGTACTGCTGCGTGATGCCGTAACGCGAAGTCACGGTAGCCTCGAACCCACCCGCGTCCTTGTAGTACACATCAAGCCGGTTCACCGTGAGGCGTCCTTGCATGATGGGCTGCCCGTTACCGTCGCGGCGCACCGGGCTAGTGAGTTCCACGTAGGAGTCGAAGGGGATACCGACCACGCAGTAGTCCATGTCCCTAGTCGGAATGTCCGCGAAGGCCGCGTTCCATTCAGCCAGCGTCTTGACGTTCGGCTGAACACCATGCAGCCAGTGTTGGAACTTGGGCGCTGGTGGATCAGTTGGCAGGTAGTTGGCGATCTTGTCCCGCGTGAACACGGTAGCCAGGAACGGGTAGTTCTTCTCCCACCAGTCGAATCCGGCAGGCCCGCCAGTGTATAGGAAGTCCGCCTTGCGCATACTGTCAAGGTACGGTAGCCCCGGCACCTGCGGCAGCAGACTCTGGCGCTCCACCACATCGAAACCGTAGTCCCCCCGGCCACCTGTCCAGACAGTGCCGTCACCGTCAACCCACGCCTCCCGAGCGATGCGGAAGTACAGGGCGTCCTCATGATAGAACATGCCGTAGATAAGCCCGAAGGCTGGGTGGTAGTCGAAGCGGCTCCAGCTATCCAAGATGCGCTGTCGGTTCTGGTCAATGAACCGGAACACGAAGATGCTATGCGGTGCCTCGCTGACCCGGACGAACAGGGTGCTCGGGCTTGCCACGTACAGCAACTGGGCAGGGCGCCCCGGCAGGTAGTCCGAAAGCTGCAAGCCCAGCCCAGTGAAGTTGCTGGTGTCTGCCACATCCCCCACTTCCATCTGGAAGATTTCAGCGGAGCCCTCCCGGCGCTTGCCGAAGAACACAAGAGAGCCACCTGCCACAGGCGGGCAGTCCGTTGCATCCTCAATCGCGGAGGACTGAATGATGGTGCTGGTGCTAGGCGTAACGGGATTGCGCCCGTCGATGCTGTACTGCTGGTTGTCGCCAAACAGGAGCAGGCTTCGGTCGAAGATCACGCTATGCCGGATGGTGTCAGTCTCGGAGCCCAGGGCGAAGATGCTCACGGGGTCGTTGTCAGGCACCGTCAGGGTCTGCGTGCGGAAGAAGTTGAAGTAGTTGCCCACCTCACTCAAGTCCAAGGTGTTGCCCGCTGCAACGCACAGGCGGTCTTGGAACATGCCCATCCACGTTACCTGCTTACCGAAGAACCGTGGCGGTGGGCTGGAGTCCGAGTCACCTACCAGTCGCCCATTGAAGGCGGGGAGGTTTATGGTGGTGTCGTCCAGAATGTTAGGCCCTGCCAGATAGGACAGCCCCACGACTGTTCCCTGCGCAAGCCCGATACGCGCCAGCCCGACAGTAGGCTGTGGGTTCTTCACTGCCATAACCAGCATCGGGTTGCTGACGGTCGCCTGCGTGGTACGCGGGCATTCCTCCCAGCGCACCTTGCCAATAGCCGCCCCGGCGTCAGAGACAGCCCTCATGTAGAAGGACTGCTCACCGCGCTCGGGCTTGATCCTGATGATCTTGCCTGCTGCGTGGTAGTTGACCAGCTTGCTCAGGCTGTCCACCGTAAGCTCGTTGACGATGAAGTTGCTGCCGTCCCCGCCGTCGCTAGTGACGAACCCGCCCACCCGCCCCGCGATGTTGGTCAGGATGATGAACGGGGAGTCGATCCCAGCATTGAGCGGGGAGTGTACCACCCCACCAGCGGCGCTGACGGGGCCGGGAGTCGGCGCCCCAGCGATGGGGTCATAGATCATAGAAAGCGCGAGGTCCACCGCGATGGCGAATGGCCGGGTGTTCGTTGCAGCAAAGGTGATCCACGCCGTGACCGCTGAGTTGTAGGCGTTGACTCGATCATTCACCTGCTTCTGGTAGTCAGTCGCAGTGGCGGGAATGTCCGAGGTATTCAGGGTGCCGCTGTACGTGGAGCTTGGGGTGGTGTAGGTGGCGGTGTAGGGCTGGCCGTCCACCACGTATCGGATAGAGTACGTGCGGTTAGGGATGCCCTGCTTAATCTCCAGTGCGACGCTGGTGTTCGTAGAGGCTGCCCACGCATCCACCTCAGCGGGTACGGCGAACGGTGTCTCGTTGGGGCAGAACAGCATGTACCGGCCAACTTGACAAGCGGCTGAGATACCCTTGAACATCGAGGTTTCGGTGAGCACACGCTGAGGTGCGCCAGCCACACCGAGGCTAACGTCCTCTACCGTCGCACCGGGCTGGATGGGCGACGCGCCCTGAATCTTCCGGGTAACGCGAATGCCGCCCTGTGGNCCTTGGGCAATGTCCTGCATCCACAAGGGCTGCGGCTTGGTTGGGTAGTGTACCTGCAACTCCAGTCCGTCTGTGACGTAGGGCACAGTGCGGTAGCTGGCGTAGAAGTCCCGAAGCTCTCGCTTCTGGTACTCCTGGAGCTGGTGGTAGCTGGGGCCGGACACGTTGTCAATAGCCGTATGCTGCGTGGTGGTGCCCCGGCGACGGCTCAAGCCATGCACCGGGTCTGACCACATATTGACCTGCTCTCCGTGCTGTCCGTCCAGGCGAGCCTCGAAGGGCTGCTGGTTCACACCGCGAGACAGGCTCGGATAAGTTCCGCTTACCTTCGACATAGGCTCTCCTTACAGGTTACGGTTGATTAGGTGGTTCTGCCAGCTAGGCCGACCACCAACGATATTCATGAGCTTGACCGCCACGCTCGGACGGTACAGCAGATTGGCCTTGGCATTGCGGATATGCTCTGCGTGCATGTTAGCGTAGGACTCGGCAATCTCTGCCTTGAGAATCTGCGCCTTCATGCTGTCGCCATCGTAGTCCGCTTGGAACGATAGCTTGGCCTTAGCCGCAATGTGGGCACGGGCCAGGATTGGGCAGTCATCGAATGGGACGACGCGGTGCAGGCGCACCCGGATGGGATCGGTGAACACATCCGTAACATCGTCCAGGTTGTAGAGTCGGTTGCCCCGTACCGCAAGTCGCGGGTATGGGGTCAGGGAATCGCAGGCGGCTGTGTCGTTGGGGACAAGCAGATTGCCAGTGCCCACCTGCGGGGTGAGTGTTGGGTACTCGACATTGAACCACCACATCACCGCCTGCACCATCGAGCTTGCTGTGTCCAGCTTGGCGAGGGCATCGGGGATCAGTGGATGGGGCTCGTCGATAGCGTTGACACGGCGCTCACCGAGCAGCCCGAGCATGTCGTTTACCACGTCAAGAGTCGTGAGGGCCATATTGTTTCCTTAAATGCAAAAAAGCCCCAGCCATGCCCGAAGGCAAGCCGGGGCTTAGGGTTAGGCCAGGGCGATTTCCGCAGCGTATTCAGCACGGTTCGGGCCGACAGCGAAGGCGAGGTACGAATGCACGCACCATGCCAGCATCAGCTTGTCGAAGAACACATCCGAGGTAACGGGGATCGTTTCACCGGCCATGATCGCACGGGGCGAGAAGATGGCCGCAACGGTCTTGGTGGCGTCAATGTCGTAGGCGTTGCTGTTGAACGCATTGGACAGGTGGTGGCCCGTGATGTTGGTGTTGGGCAGGTTGTTGCTGGAGAACACAGGCACGCCTGCGGTCTTGAGCACCCAGCCATCATTCACCTTGTTGCCCGAGGCCGTCACGTACTGGGTGTTGACCAGTTGCTCGGCTTGGATCAGGGTGTTGTAGAAGGCGGGACGCACAACGATAATCACATCGTCGGAGCGAGGGTCAACGTCCTTGTTCTCCATCTTCACCAGCGTGTCCGTCAGGGCCGCGTACAGCTTGGCGGGGTCTTGCGCGTCGGCCAGCGTTGCCAGCGTGGTGCGGCTACCGCCGAAGTGGCCGGAAGGCTTGTTAGCGGAGCCCGCGCTGAACGAGGACTCGGTGAGGCGGGCCGCCTTGAGCGCCTGAATCAGGAACGCTTGGTCGCGGAACTTGGCAATCTCCTTGCCCTGCTCGGTAGCCACTTCGCGGCGGGTGTCCATTTGGGTCTGGAACACTTCCAGCATGGGGAAGAACTCGCGGGCGGCGACAGTGGTATCCACCGTCACTTGGTTCTTGGAGAAGTCGGACTTGATGCCATCCAGGGCAACGCCGGGAACCACCTTCTGGAGGGTGGACTTACCAACGGCGTGGTTGGTGAAGGTAGCCGTACCCTTCACTTGACGCACGGGCACGTGGTCAGCGAGGATCGACTTGCGGTTGATGGTGCCTTCCACCATGCCCGTGAATTCCTCGATAACGAGGGCCAGCTTGTCGGCTGCGGTGGTGTCAACGCTGTTCTTAGCGTTGGGGAAGGTGACGTTTGCGCTATTCAAAGCCATGTGATTTCCTTTCGGTAGGTTGGGATAGAAGCCAACCCACGTTGGCTATTCTATATATTGACAGGAAGGTATCAGTAACCGGCGCGGCGGGCGGCAAGTCGCTGAGACTGGAGGGCAGCATACTCGGGGCTGCTCTCGGTTCGGTTGCCCAGCTTCTGGCGCAAGGCTTCGACGGCCTGGGCATACGCCTTGGCGGTCATGGGCTCATTGCTCGGGGCGGCGGTGCCTGCCTCTCCGGGCTTCGCCACAGCGGCTGCATCCTTGGGCAGGGTGTGCTTCTGCTGGTACAGGTTGACCAGTTGGCTGATGACGCCTTGGGCCACCAGTCCGCCTTGGGCCAGCGCGGCATTGACCTGAGCCTTCTCCTGCGGGGTTGCTTCTTGCGCAGCCCACGCACGGACGACAGCCCAGTTCTCAGCAGAGCCAGCGGCTTGGGCCGCGAAGCCCGCCAGTTCCTCGGACTTCTTGGCGTCCTCGGCGGCGAAGCGGGTGTAAGCCTGCTCGGCCAGTGCCAGTACGGCGTCGGAGCCAGCCACGCCCTTGGTCGCCAGTTCGGCACGGATCAGGGAGAAGTCCCCCTTCTGCGCCGCCATGATGGCAGGGTGCGTGTCACCATAGCCCAGCTTGCCCACGAAGTTCAGAGCGTAGTCCAGACCGGCATCGCCCGTGGGGTCATAGGCGAACTCGTTGGATGTGTCCGGGTTCGGTGTGGGCTGCGCCGCAGCGGCAGGATCGTCCAGCAAGACGCCCGCAGCGGGCTTGGCTGGGGTAGCCTCACCTGCTGGCGCTTGGCCTGCTGCCGGGGCCGCTGGGGCCGCTGCTGCGGGTGCTGCTGGTGCTGCTGGTGCGCCGCCCAGTGCCTCGGGCAGGGCCTGTGGGCCTACTGGGAGGCCGGATTGGGAAGGGTTGGATGCGTCGCTCATTGTGTCGGTTGTCCTTGTTCAATGCCAGCTTGCACGCCTGCGGTGGCGGCTTCGCTAGCGGTTTGTGCGTTGATTGCGGCTTGCTGTGCGGCTTGCTGTTCAGCGGCCACTTGCTCGTCAGACAGGAGGTACTTGCTTGTGGGCAAGCCGTGTCCAGCGAGGATGGCTACAGTCACAGCGCGTCGGTTCAGTTCCGGCACGGCCTGCTTAATCATGCCCACTTGGGCAAGGTCTTGCAGGGCGGCGCGCAGGTTGTCGAGGTCACCCGAACGAGACAGGGCATCGAGCCCGGTCACAATGGTGATCTTCAACTGCGTACCGTTAACGTCGAGGTTGACATTGCGCAGGAGCCAGCGGGACAGCGGAAGCTGCATGCCCACAGCGATGCTGCTGTAGGTGCCGCCGAAGCTAGTCTCAAGCTCCTGGGCCTGCATGCGAATCTCGGCTGCGGTCACACGCTCGGCATCACGGGTAGTGGCAGAGCCCAGCAGGAAGCCACGACCGATGCGGCCAATGTAGTCTTGCACCACATTACCCACCACCGCAAGGTCACCGGGCTTGGAGTTAGCCACCAAGGATACGTCGCCTTCTTGCCCAGGTAGGGCGGCACCGTTCTCGGAGTTCTCCAAGTCCTCAACCTTGGTCATGCCTGCTGGGTTCACCAGCCAGCGGAATTCGCTAGCCAGCACCGCGCCCTTGATCTGCGCCTCGCTCAGGGTACTCAGTCCGCCGAAGTCCGCCGCGTAGTCCTCAACAAGCCCAGTCCCGTAGTTGTTACCGTCCTTGAGGTTCCACGTAAGGAAGCGCCATTCAAGGCTAGCTTCATCGGCCCAGCGGCCCTCAAACTCCGCGCCCAGCTTAACCTTGTCCACATACTGATAAAGCTCGTAGCCTCCCTTGTCGTTGCGGCAAATCTGCCGGAAGTATTCCACCTTGGTATCGGGCTGGTAGCGGGAACCCTCGGAGCCGCTGCGCACTGCTGCCTGCACCTTGGGCTCAAGTTCATCGAAGGCCAAGCACTCACGGATGATTGCCTGCTTCAAGTCCCCGGTGCCGGTGCGTCGGATGACGTACTGCGCCACGTTGTAGATGCGGGGCGGCTTGCCCTTCTCCTTGGGCAGGTGCATGCACACATTGCCCAGGGCCACCAGATTGGCGAGTGAGAGGTACAGCTTGGCGCGGGTGCCTTGGATGCCGTCCATGGCCTTGACTGCTTCAAGCTCGGCTTGGCTCAGGGCCTCGTCAATCTTGCTCTTGTCCAGTCCTTGGGGCAGCGTAGCCAGCCACTTTGCATCAGCCTCCAGCCGCATGAACGGGCGGGACGGTGCGAACAGGGCAAGCATCAGCTTGTTCACCACATGGTTGACCGCCTGTGCGCCAACGCTCTGCCAGTCATGGGCTAGCTCGTCGGTGTCCTCGTCCCAGCGCTCGTCTGTGTAGAGGCGGGGCAGCGTGAACGATGCGTACTTCTCCCAGCGTTTCTCCAGCCCCCGGCGTCGGCCTTGTAGCCGCGTCCATTCAGAGCTTGCGTTGCGCATGTCAGATGCTCACAGACTGGATGGTGCTGCCGGATTGGAACCGTGCCCGCTTGCGGGTCGTGCTCGTATCGNCAGAGGCTGCGCCGGTACTCACCTCNGGAGCCTTAGCTGCCTCGGCGTCGGCCTGCTGCATGGCTTCCACCTCGCGGGTTGCAGCTTCGCGCTGCTGCGCTTGTGTGGTCTGGATGGCAGCTTGGCGGGCAGCTTCTGCGGCACTGGCTTGTGCCTGCTTGGTCTGTTCCTCCAGCGCTCGGGCCTGGGCATTGGCTGCCTTCTTGGCAGAGTTAGCCCCTGTGATTGCTCCGATGATCTTACCCATCTTGGAGTCCTTTCATGTACTCACGGGACACCTCGCGGAATCCCTTGCGTTTCAGATAATTCCCGTAGCTCTCCTGCCGCACCATGGCGAGGCTGGAGATAACGAGAGCCGTACACCCAAGGGCTAGGGCATGCTGCTCTAAGTCCTTGATCGTGTCTGCGAAGTTGCCGGGTTTGTACCGGACAACGAATTCTTCGGAGAGGGCCACCATGTCTCCCCACCAGGGCTGGCCGATGTTGTAGCCAACGAGGCAAGGCCCCGCCGTCACAAGCACGAAGTTATCTTCATGGCCAAGGCAGGCTAAGTCGAGGCTGCGCTTGATGAGGTCAGGGCTTGGTGCTACCCCGGTCTTGACCTCAGTGGCGAGGGCGACCCGGTGGGCCAGCGTCGGTAGATGGTCACGGATCAAAGACCACTCCGGGTGGTGTATGTCCACGGTGCGGACTGTCATGCGCCCACCACAATGTCCTTGCGCAGGATGGCAAGAACGGATTGCTGCCCCAGCACGAAGGCTGCTTGCAGTTCAGTTGTTTGGGTGCCCACATCCAAAGGCTTGCACTGGCGTTCGACCTGCTCATACGCGGCTGGGGTCAATCGCATGGTCTGTGTAGCCTGTGGCTTGTGGGCTGAATGGCCGCTATTGGCGCGGTTCGGACTGGTCATAGTTTCCGTTTCCTATTCTATATATTGACAGGATAGCCCTGCCTGCTCTGCTAACACTTATCTAATAGCTATTATAGAATACACTATAACTTAAATAATAACTATTAAATAAATACTACTAAGCCTGGTCTTAACTTTATCTTAACCTTCTCTCTATATATTGACAGGATAGGGAAT